TGCTGAAATAGTCCCTGCGGTAATGCCGTCTAATAAATTTAGTTCTGCAGCGGTAGAAGTTACTGCAGTGCTAGCTATAGAAAGGGCATCTGTTTCTAGTGTACCATCAACATCAACGTTACCAGAAATATCTAACGAGCCGGCTTGCAGTGCGCCATCAGTAACACTTAAATTTCCAGTGCTCGATCCAGTAGCCGTAGTTGTTCCCAACACAAACGTGTCGGCACTTTCGTCCCACATAAAGATAGCATTGTCACCAGTCGAGCCACGCTCGATCACGATACCTGAATCATTACTATTGGAACTTGCGCCGTTGTTTAATTCTATTAAATTGTCTGCTACCACCAT